TTAAACGCTCAACGCTCTTACCGGCGAACCTAACCAACCGGCGGTTCTCATCAAGCCAGTAAAGACTATTCTCATCCTCAATCACAGCATTAGGCGCAGAGCACCCAGACTGAATGAATCCACCAGGCACGCGAGCAAACGGAGTCGTTCCATCGTTCTCCCATATCTCAATGCTTCGCTGACCAAAGAGGTAAATCTCTCTGTTGTACACCTTAATCGCGTTCAAAAGGTCAGGGCTTCCGGCAGCAGTAGCAAAGCTAAGGGCGTTCCAGCTTGTTCCCGCATTTACATCGGACCAATAAAACCTATTCGTGCTATCAATCGCTAGGATGTAGCCATCAAGAAAAGCTATCTGAGTTGCCGTGGTTGGAGCATCGGGGTCAGCTATGTAGGCAGGAACACCACTAACAGGTGTATAAACAATCTTACCACCGTTGCAGCAGTAGAAGTTAGTGCCGTCCACCGTCATCGAGACAGGAGCACCCTGATTGAGTAACGGCGATGAAGTAAGCTTGGTGACTACAGGCGTGTTAGAAACATAAGTAAGCTGGTAAATATCACCGCCACCCACGAGCATCGCGACATCCTTCTCCGCCCAGTAGAAGATTCCATCAACACCAACTCCGAGAGCAGCGCTTGCGGTAAACAGGGTCTTTGAGCCAGGGCGCTTGGTGGTGCCACCAGTCAGAGTGCGATAGCCGTCAAACAAAGAGAAGTTCTCATCCGTAAGCTCAATGCCGTCTACGCCTTTCTGAACCGGAGCAAAGATGGGGATTTTGACGGTGGGCATTGGTTACTTTGGGGGCTCAGGAAATACAATCAGTTTAGGGTCGTCATTCTGCTTGAGCATTTCTCGCAACTGCTGGCGATAGTCTGCCCAGGCTTGCACCTTGTCGCTGGCGAGAGCAACATCGGGAAGCTGAGTCCAGTCTGATGCAGCTAGTTGAGCGTTACGCCATCCGCGAATAGAAGAGAATACTGCCGCATTCGTTGCGTTATCTTCAGAGATGCACCAAGGTAATATATCTTTCCAATTCATAACTACTCCGAATAATAGAAGCCATTTATTGCAACAGCGGCTGCACCAGTTAATATGTTGTTTTGTGCATATCCATACATTCTGACGGTTTCATTTGATAACGGGCTAGTGATAAGTCCGAAACCACTTGCAAGGCTATTGCTTATTGACATTCCCCCGTTTATGAATTGCGTGTGACCAAATGCCCTAACTGGCAAGGTTACCGTCACACTTGTTGTTGAGGCAGTATTTTGCGTCCAGGTGGTATAGGTGTTTAAATAAACAATGCCGTCTTGTTTTCTGAAATGAAACCAAAGTGAGGAAACGCCAGAAGCTGTTCCTGCTGCTGGCACAATAGTTCCAGAGTAATTTATCCATCCACCAGGATCGTTTGTGATGATAAAATCGGTTCCGTCATAAATAACTTCCATAATGGCACCAGCTATCCAATCCCCATAAGTAGGATTGTTGCCGCTCAGTCGCTTAATGTTTTTAGGCCCAGAAATTCCATTGATTTGTAGAGTGTGCGGGGTCCGTGTCGTTCCGGTAGATCCCAATCCGCTACCAATTTTCATGCGAAACTTCTGTCCCGCCTTATAAGTTGTAAACTGTGGGGCGCTTGTTGCAGTCATCGCCGTAGCAGTTCCAGCAGTAGTGCCAAGCCAGATGTAGTCTCCATCCTGAACCTGTCCAACGGAAGCGGGTAGAGTCCTCGTGCTCGCACTCATCGCTGGATTTAGCAGCTGAAACTGAGTCCCATCGTAGACAGCTTCGTGGTAAAGGTTCTGACCAATCTCTCCGTTTACAAGAGCAGCGTTATTGAACTGGACGGCCTTTGCTCCAAGATTGTTTAGATTAAGCGTTGCGGGTCCAGTGGTGCTATTGGCAGCCTTTAAGCGAACAACCTGACCAGCCTCGTATGCACTGGGCGCAGGAGAAAGATTTGCGGTGATAGTATTCGTTCCAGCTACGCTACCAGCGAGAGCAAGCCGAGACTGCTGCACATCCGCTACAGTCGGATAATCCGTAAGCCTAAACGCTCCACCATGATACGTGGCCGTATACATCTGACCAGCGATTAAATCTCCTGCCTGCAAACTAGAAGGTGTGGGGCCTTTAACAAGGTTAACTGCTGAAAGACTATTGAACTGAAGAGTAGTAGCGCCAGTGTTAGTAAAGCCAGCAATAAACGAGATAGTTTGTCCATTCGCATAACTTGTCACCGTAGCGGGAACACTTACAACCTGAGCGTTGGCTGCCCCCGTAGACGTACCACCGTACAACACAGTTGTGTCATCGAATCCGTAAAGCAAATTATCAAGCGTATAGAGCGTTACATCGGCGCTAGTCTTAACAACAAACTTATATCGCCCATCAGCCCAGACCTGAGCCTTGCCGTTCCCGTCAAGAATTATCGGGTTAGTCGCCGAAGTGCTCTTATCAGACGCAGTAAACAAAGATACTGGCGTTGTTGTGCCAGCGGAGTAAGTGTAAACCTTACCAGCGCCTAAAGGCTGACCACTGTTATCAGTTAGCCCGTTCCAAAGTGACTCTACCTGAACCGCCGTTGCCATGTACTGTGCGCTCCTTCACAAAATTCAAACTCTGCTCGCTCACGATCCCCGACCTTTGCTTCTTGAAAAGTCTTAATCGCCTGGTCCTCTAAATCTCTTCGCTCTGATAGCGGGAGCCCATACTCATAGGAGAGCGCATGAGCCAGTCCGTAAGTAAGAGCTTCGATGTACCTAACTGGGAAATCGGGATTACCGCCCGCAGTGTCAAAGTCTTTAAGCTTAACAATCGCAGAACAGTACAAAGTGCGCGTCTGAGTCGGCACCGGCCAAACATAAAGAGTTGGCGTCATAGCAGTATCAAGCGCTAGTACCGTCGGGTCACCCTTAGCTGTCTTATCTGGAATGTCTACATACTGCCGCCAGGATGCTACATCTACGGGCTCGTCCAGATTGTTTATGCGAAGATACGCCTTGTCGATTGCTAGTATGGGTGGGTCAATGGTGGCTAGAGAGTAGGTAGCCGTGTTTGTGGAGAGCGTTTGAGTGAACTCGCGTAGTGTCCAGAGAAAACAGTTGCGGCTCTGCCAGGCCTTTACCATCGCATTAAGAGCAATCACAGCCTGAGTGAGCATCTCACCAGACATGGTTTCGCCCATAGAGAGCTTGCCTATAATACGATACGCCCGCTCGATTATCTCGTTCCGGGTTACGTTAAAGTCGTAGTCGCTAAGAGCCATAGTCTAAACCAAAAAGGGGAGAGCCCCCGAAAGAGCCCTCCCCGTACAACCTACTGCATTGTGTAAATGACGGTCATCGTCACTACAGCTCCGGTAGCCGGAGTGCCGTTGGTAGCGATTCTCACGTCGATTGTATCCTCGGATGTGTACTTATATCCGTGACCAATAGCGCGATCCATTCGCACCAATCCCTGCGCTCCATTACCAAAGTTAGCAGCAGCGAAGAATCGATCCGTATCTCCACCATCGCCAATCTCTACAGTGCTAGTAGCACCAAGAGAAGCAGTGGTTGAGAGGACGATCTCCTGAATGGTAGCTCCAGCCGGAACCTTAACCATTTCAAGAATATCGCTAGCTGCAAGGTTTGTGCCGATAGTTAAGCTCTCAGTCTGCGAAGTAATATCAATACCCGCACGAGCTTGCTCACTAACAGCAACCCCAGATGTTCTATACGTTGGCATATTCTAGTCCTCCTTAATTACGCGCCAGCTACGTTCGTTCTTGAGAGGTAAACCCCAAAAGACCCGTAATCAAGCGAGTTAAACTTCGACTTAGCTACACCAGCGATCATCGAGATTCCGTAGCCTTCCTCGTTCTTGTAATCAAACGTCTCCTGAATTACTTCAGGACGCTGACCCCAAGCCCAAACAAGCGCTTGAGCGCCAAGGAACACAGCCTTCGTCCAAGGAACGTTAGATCCTGAACCAGCATCAGTGCCAATAGCGCAATTTTCATGCTCATGGACGATCACGGAGTCGAAAACGCCCGCCGCACCTGTGAACAGGGGGTTGGTTTTTCCTCTATCTGCCGCCTCACGCTGAGCCTGCTGCCACTCTGAAGTTGCCTTCAGATCAAACAGAGCGTCTGGGTGAACCAACATGACAAAATACTCCTTGCCGTCGATCTTTACAGGACGAAGAGGAACATACGTGCGGTTTCCACCAGTCTTAGCGAACGCCTTAATGAAGCTCATGAAATTCAAAGTAAGCTTTGAATCTGCTGCTACAAGTGCGCTCTTTGCCGTTGCTGCTGTTCCAGTAGCCAAGAAGGTGCTAGCACCCGTCTTGTAGAATATCTTGGAAGGATCAACCGTAGCTCCTGCACCAACGCCAATAGCGTCAAATGCGAGCTGATCAACCTTCTCGGACATCCAATCCTTGATTGCAGAACGAGCCTCATCCGAGATAGAGAACATCGCACGTTGGCGATCTATTGCTCCCGCATCTCGAACGGCATGACGATACTGCTCAAGGGTTACTGAGTTGCTGTGAGTAACAAGACGCTCTTCGTTTCCTTCGAGGATCTGACCTGACACAACACCTGCGCCGGTAAGCCTCATACGGAGACCGAAGGTAATCTTATCGCCCTTATCTTTTGTTAGCTGCTCCTTGACCTGCACGATCGAATCCGATCCTGCGCCCTGGAACTTGCTGAAATACGCCTCTTTTACAGAGTCGCGGTACAGTTTCTCTTCCCACGCCTTTTTAGTAAGGTCGTTAGAAGTACTAAACGCTGTCTTTGACATTGTTTATCCCTAAAAGTTTTTAGCCTTTCAGGAATTCCTCCAACTCAGAGTCGCTCATCAAAGACGGATCTACAGCTCGGTTACCACCAACCTGTCCAGTGCCACCCGCTGATCCTGTTACTTGGGGTGACTGTCGCAGAGCAGATGACACATTCTTAAGCACGTTTTGCGGTAAAGCCTTTCGCTCTTCCAAAAGCTGCCGAGTGTAAGGAACGATCTGCTGGAGAACCTTCTCCATCTCTCGAACCTTCTTCTCTGCGCTAGCTCTCTTAGCGAGCTGGATTAGAGTCTCCGGTAGTGCGGCTTGATAAGGATTAGCTACAAAAGTCTTTACGAACTCTTGCGGCATACCATCGTCAATCAATGACTGCGCGACGGCCTCAATATCAAGATTACCCTGCCCTACATGGTGCTCTAGTAATACCTGTGCCTGATGTGCATTTGTTAAGGCCTCTTCCTCTGCCTCTGCCTCTTGAAGCTTTTGCTGAGCCATCTCTACCTGCCGCGCTTTGGCGTAGGCTTGAGTCGGTGACTCTAACCACTGTTCGTCAAGATTCTGAGTATTTTGAGCTATGAACTCCCGAAGCTGCTTCTTAACCTCTGCGAGATCGCTTGTGCGTCTCTTTAAGAGTAATTCCTGTCCTTCGACTCGCTTCCTTAAAGCCTCATAGTCCTCTCGGCTCACTTGAGCTTCTGGCTTCTTTGGCTCCTCTGGTAGCGGGTCGCTCTTCTGTTCTGTCTTTGCTTCGGGGTCAGCTTGCGGCTGCTCTACCGGGGCTTGCTCCTGTGACTCTGGGGCGTTCAAAAACGCCTCTAGATCCGCATCGCTTGCCTCATGTAGCTCAACGAACTCCTGACTCGTTCCCTCTTGAGTTGTCTCTACGCTCTCACCTTCCATCCATCACCTACATTATCCCCGGACCTTGATTGGCCTCCATCGGGGGCTGTTCTTCTTGCGGTTGTTGGATAAGAAACTTTTGCTGTACTGCTGGCGGTATCTGCCCTTGAGCGATGAGAGTCTTCTGTATCTCTGCATCCGCCTTAGCTTGCTCTGCACTCGCCTGGGCTTGTCCTTGTTGCGCCATCATACTTACGAGTTTATTACGAACATCACTCGGCATGTCAGCAAACTCCAGAAGCGCCTCTGGCGGTATCGGCTGACCACTCCTAGCCAGCTCAGAGAGGAGCATGAACGTCGATAGACGCATACTCGGGCTCCAAGTGCTTTCAGTGACCTCAACGTCGTATTGCTCTAAGTCAGTAGTGGTAAGCATGTCCATGATGTCCTGGTCAGAGAACTCGTCTACTGGCTGCCCTGCCAACTCAACCGGGTCTTTGGACGATGCGTTTCGGACGATTCGTGTGATTCTGTCAGGCGTATAATACTTCTGAATAAGCTTGATAAGTAAGCGCCCTAGCTTCTGCTTAGCAAAAGAAAGATTATCAAACAGGTACTCTGACCCAAGGAGCTTGTCGTTCCTTCTTTGAGCAAACAAGTTCCCCGACTCGTTAGCGCCGTTAGGAGTGATGATAATGTTCATCTGCTCGGTAATCTCGTTCTTGCCAAGCTCCATAAGGTTAATAAGCTCAGACGGGAACTTAGTCCCCTCTACCTTCATCGGAGGCTGAGCAACCGACGTTAGCTCAATCATGAATCCAGGGCTGCTCGATAACCGCTTAAACTTCTCGCGCTCATTCTCAGGGAAAGTGCCGCCATCATAGAACCAGCCATACGCCGACATCTTGTTACCGATATCAAGCGCAAGCGAGTAATTCTTATTGACGTACTTCTGTGCGTCCTTGGCACTCTCAACCTTGCCCCAGAACTCGTAGCCACGCTTCTTGGCGTATACAGGGATTACAAAGAAATCATCTGCCGGTAGCTCCGCTGGGAACTCATCCGACAACACCACCCCGCCAGCAACCTTGGTTACCCTAAACTTGGTAATGTTATTCTCAATGACAAAAAACCCAGGGATAGTCCTAGCGCTTCTTAGGTCCTTAGCGTCCCAGCCGTACGCATTAAAGTAAAAGTCCTCCTGCGCGTTAGCTACAACCGAAGCCTTCTCGTAAACCTTGCGCCAGCACTCAAGTACCCGGTACTCCTTCTTAGCCAGGTTAACCAAGATGTCCCCACCTACGGCATAGGTGTTGTCGCTACTAGCGTACTGGTCATGGGAGTACTGAACATGGGGCTCAGGGAGTAAGTAATCCTCAAAGTCCTTCTGAATCTCATCAACCTTATCCGGCCAGAGCTGCTCGAGCTTAGCCTTGGAGAACCAACGATGCTTAACCAGATACTCACAGTCGGACAGGTCTAGCTTCTCGTGCGGTCCAAAAACCACGTCCAGGTACGGGAACTTCTCTACGACAATCTCCCCGCGCAGGTCGTTATCAAACCGAACAAACACATTGAACAACCCACGGCCAGCAATAACCGCATCCTCAAATACAGCGCTCTCCTCCCGGCTAAAGAAGCAGCGATTAAGAATATGCTTTGTGGTTACATTAAGAATGTCCGCAACTTTCTGGTCACCGCCTTCTTGAGGGACAAAACGAATGTCCGTCCTCTCTTGACGCTGCATACCACAAATCTGGTCAACGTTCTTTTCAATCTTGTTAATCGTGACCGCAGCGCGGCTAAGGCTTTCAAGCCTGTTCCTTTCTTGCTCATCCCAATGTTTCCCTGCGTAAAAGTCCTCTGACTCCTTTGCCTTCTTAAGAGAATCCTTCTCCAGGTCGCGTCCAGTCTTAAATAGCTCGCGTACGTCAGCGAGGACCTGCGCCTCATCCTCCTTTTTTTTTGCCGCTTTGAGAGTGTACTCCTGAATCTCGTGGGTGTGCCCATCAAGAGCCGGTTGAACAAAAAACCCACCAGGTGACCCAGGGGCTATCTCGTTACCCATCTCGTCTAACTGCGGCTGAACCGGAGGCTGATACACAATCTCGTGAGTGTGCCCCATGTCAGTAGAGCAAAGCCCAACGCCAGTCTCGTCATTCAGATAAATTATATGCCCGTGAGCCGCTCTGCCTAATCCTGACCGTGATAGTTTCTTTAAGCTCTTCATTAAACGTATAACCAGCTATCTCGCTTAGACGACTCCTTCCTGCGGTACTTGCCTTCCCACCGCTCATCCTCCCCGTCTGGACTACTCGTCCCAAAACGAAAATCGCGGATCATGTCGTACACGTAGGAAATCGCATCCAGCGCGTCATCGTGCCAAAACGGGAACTTGTGCATCTCTATCTTTAGCCTCTCCCGATACGCGCTCGGTACAGCCGTGCTGATAAACAACTTCCCATTTAGCAAAGGCCATTGTAATGCTGACTCAATTCGTTGTTGCTTGCTTCTACCGCCAGGTCTAAGCACGACAAGGCCCTTATTCTCGACTGTAAGACTTCTGTTTCGAGCATGTAAGGCTTTCGCAATATGAACTTCAGCCGTGCTAATTCCAACTTTCTCAACGCCAATCTGTCTTATCTGTCCATGACGGCAAAACATCTGAACAATGTTGTTCAAAGCCTCAGCCTCAGTCATAGGCTCAACCATCATGTCTAGGATAAACACCCTGCTCGCGCCTAAGTCATCCCGAAACGGCTCCACCCCAGCAACCACTATCGCCCAGGAATCCCCCTGCCGCTTATCGCTCTTTCGCTCCCCCGCCGGGTCAATCGCCATGAACTTAAACAGACGGCTAGGAATCTCAGCCGGAGTCGCCTCCCTAAGCATGTCCTTATCAAGCTTCTGCGTGCCTTGAGGCGTTGGGTCCAATAACTGCTGGCTGTAAAACATCTGCTTGTTAATCCTAAGCTCAGCTAACCGCTGCTCAGGCAAATAAGCACTGGGACCATTAGGCGTACCATCAACCGTAGCAGGCTTAACCCGTGTCAGATAAACAGGCGTCCCGTCAGCCGTAACCTTGTTCCTAAGATTTACTAGCAGGTCCTCATGGTGATACGTCGTCCCAATAACCTTATGCCACCCGTCCACCGTTCCAAGGTTCTGACTCATGTCAAAGCTATCCTTAAGCTTCGCCATAACATCAGGACTGTTCACCAAGTCCGCAGTCACCACGTCGTCATAAACCCGACCGCTAAAGTGCTTACCAGTCGGCATACCCTCCACCAACCCCCAAGCCTCTAACGTAGCCTCCTTGTAAAAGCCCTTACGCTTAACTATAAGCCCGTCAGTCTCGCTCCACTTCTCAGCCTCACTCCGTGGGTCAGTGTAAAGAATATCGGGAAAGCACGCCTTTAATAGCGCACTCCCCTCAAGTATCTGCTTAATGCCGCGCAAGATAGACAGCGCCGCTGGTCTGGAATACGAGAAGATTCCTATCCGCTCCTCGGGGTTTAGAAGTATCTGCCGTATCGTCTCAGCCTGGGTAATAATCGTGGTCTTTCCAGCCTCTCGATGCCACAGGTCTAACGTGTGACTCTTCGGCCCAGACTGCACATCAAAACAGCAATCCACCCACCACGGGTGATTCGCTATTGATACCCTCATCCCAAAGTAGATCAAAAACCATAGGTCGTTCTGAAGCATCCACCGGCAACAGTCCTCAAACCGAGCACCCTTAGCCTTCCAGTCCTTAAAGAACCGCTCATACCCACACGCATACCTAACCCCAGGAATAGGGTCCCACTTGATCCCGTCAATCTCTAACACCGGGGCCGAATCATTGGTCATTATACTGAATCCTTAAAACATAAGGGTTTTTTCTCAGTGTATGACGATTCGTAATCACATGCCGGATAAGCTTCCTCCGGTCTATTCCAAGCACCTCACAAATCCAACTACAGCTCCCGACATACCGCCGCTTGTCCCTCAATAGCCAATAACGATCCCGGTCGCCCCAGCCCCTCAAGTCCTTAGTCCGATAACTACCAATCGCCGTAGCTATCCCTTGAGTCAGACAATACGCCCACAACTTCGCCTCTGGCTGCTTCTTAATCAGCTCCCCAAACTCCACAGGGAACAATAACTTTACAGCCTCTTCCTCCTTATCCCTCGCGCTCAACCCTCCGAATTACTCCCATAGAAATTCCCCCATGCGCACATTGTAATTCACACCAGCAAAAATACCGGCAAAAAAAAGAGTGTTTTTACTAGACGAGCTACTGCTGACCTGTGGTAAAATCTCAAAAAGAACATGCGCCCCATACGCCAGAGGTGGGGGAAACAACGCATAAGGAAACTACTCGGGAACAAAAGGGGTCTGCTGAGTGCTCCGACAGGAGTAACAAAAGTAGAAGGTGAAAACTGAGGGTTTGCCGACTTGGCCCTCCCCCCGCTTCTGGTGGTTGCCGCGAAAGCTGCCAGGTAAAGCGAAACTAGGAAGAGTGCTGGTGTCGAAGAGACGTGACTGCACAACGCCTATCAAGCTGCGAATAAACGAGGAGGAGAGTAACCCTTCTCACCCATACGCGAGAACACTACCCACGTGATTCTCGATGGGCGCATCCGCGGTCGTGCTGGCCTAAAGCCTCCACGAACTATTAACGACTTACCCTCCCTGCTTGCCTCGCTGCAAGACCGGGGATCAAGTCGTATGGCCTGAAAATGGGATTTTCAGGGTAAATGATACTAAAACAGGTTGTTTCTATAGCATTGATAGCTAGTAAGAAATGATAATTGATTGACTGAGATGAAAGGTAATTCTGCAAAACGATCAAACAGACATAAGCGCAAAGGTAAAACGAAACTGTCATTTATGGCCAAACGCCTGGCAGAGATCCTAGCTTGGGATATGTTGCCGAATCGTCCAGTAGACGAAGCAGAAGAGAGATTTAAATTGGCGCTGGCGAAAAGTGACCCTGCAATCTGATCAGATCAAACAGTGCTTTGAGTGTGGAGAGCCAGCAAGCTACAACCACCACGTAGTCCCAGAATCATTAGGCGGTACAAAAACAGTCCCACTATGCGGCTACTGCCACCCAAAAGCTCATGGCGAAAATGGGTATTGGAAGACTGGCGACTTGGCTAAACAAAGACTCGCTAAGCTTAGAGCTAACCGCCAATGGACCGGAGGTCACGCACCATACGGATATAAACTAACAAGCGACCGTCGCCTAACCTGGATTCCAGAAGAATGGCAGGTGGTCAAAACAATCCTCATCTGGCGACTAATGGGTGTGCCGTTTCGCAGAATCACCGCTCGGCTAAATGAGCTGGGGGTAAAAACTAAAAGAGGTGGCGATGTTTGGGAGCGCTGCACTGTAAAGCAAATCGTTAGACGGCGGGGGAAGAAAACGTGGCGAAACAAAAAGACGAGAGCGCCGCTATAAAAAAATAGGGCGGAGTTAGGCATGGGTCTTAATTAAAGTTGATGTGAACGTCGGCGAATCTCCACCCCCACTCCCCCCCCCTCTACCTGCCTGCATGTACCCGCCAGCCTATACACTCGAGCTTTTCTCCACCTACCCACACCGATAGGGCGGGCAGCCGGGCAGTGACGGGGTATGGGCATGGGTATCAGGCACGAGCCGATGGCACGAGCCGAAAAGGGGGCAACGATTCTAAGGGGTTATGTTAGTTTGACCGATAATTATGATTGTCGTTCACGGTAATCGTCACCGCTTACGGTAACTTGGATCGATTGTGTGCTTACGTTGCTAGTGCTTTCACCACGTTCTAATCGCGAGTGTTTGTTGAGTATGTCGTAGCTACATGCAAGCGCGCGTAGGTCGGCTTGTTCCACCTTACTCGGATTTACAATCTCTTTTAGCACCGTCAAAGATGCCGCATCGATGATGTCACTTTTAACTTGTCGATATGATTCAACGTTTCCAAGCTCAGCAAAGAGCGGTTTGAATTGTGCCAGAATCATCGACACTGACGCGTCGGACACGCCAAATTTCTTTGCTATCTCAGTTTGCTTCATCCCGCGCGCATAGTCTGTAGTGATTAGCGCTATCTCGTGTTGACGCAGTTTGCTCACTGCACGCTTAACCCCTTTGGGCCTACCTGCTTTCCGCTTCACCGGCGCGATTACTTCCGCCTCGATTGTCTCACTCATTCATTAAGTATGACGCGCTCGAGCTACTATCCGTCAAGTCCGTGCTCATCTTTGAGCAACTTCCAAAACTGCGACACTGTGAGCCCACTCACTTCCTGTAATTTGATCAGAACACTAACGCGCACACCTCGAGAGTTGTTTTGCAGCATGTACTCGAGCGCTTGGGGAGTGATCCCCAACTCTTTTGCTAGCTGATACCGCGATATTTTCCGCGCATCTAAAATTTTTTTTATCGTCGTTTTCACAGTCATGTTCATAGCTTATCACGGGCCCGGGGTATACATCAAGTTTTCTTGCTCAAGAATACTTGCATCTGAACGATAACTATCTTAGTCTTAGAGGCATCAAGGAAACTTGATTAACTGACTAGCAAATAAAAAGCCCTGGAAGGTACGGCAATACCAACCAAGGCACGTCTACACAAATTAACCATAAGGGGGTTAACATGCATAGTTCTGACGATACTAACACAAGCGCCAAGGGTGACAAGGCAACAGTCTACGAGATAATCACCGAGCGCATAATCGAGCGAATAGAAACAGAAGGCCGGTTGCCCTGGAATAAGCCATGGATCGATGGATTCGCTCGTAACCTAGTTAGCAAAAAACACTACAGGGGGTCAAACGTTTGGTTGCTTAACATGGCACCATTCACAAGCCCCTATTGGCTAACCTTCAAGCAGGCAAAAGAGCTAGGCGGATCAGTTCGCAAGGGTCAAAAGGGCTGGCCGGTAGTTTATTGGAATTGGTTCGATACTAAGGACAAGCTAACAGGCGAAGACAAAACCATTCCGGTTCTTAAATATTATACCGTCTTCAACCTCGAACAGTGTGACGGCATCGAAGCCCCTGCAAGCGAATCAAAGCGCATGAATAGCGACGAGAGTCTCGAAGCGTGCGAGCAGGTGGTAAAGGCTATGCCGAAGCGACCGGAGATCAGGCACGAGAGGAATGAAGCTTTCTATATGCCCCGGTTCGACTATGTGAACATGCCCAAAAAGGAAATGTTTCACGATGCGCCTAGCTACTATCACGTTCTATTTCACGAGTTAACGCACGCGACTGGGCATGAGTCGAGGTTGGGTCGAATAAAGGGGGATGCCGTACTAGCTAAGTTCGGATCAGAACCGTACGCAAAAGAGGAGTTGGTCGCGGAGTTGGGGGCCTCGTATCTCTCAGGCGTGGCCGGTATTCAGGCGACACAAGAAGACAACTCGATTGCCTACCTTCAAGGCTGGATCAAAGCCCTGAAGAATGATCCAAAGCTTCTGGTGCAGGCAAGCGCACAAGCGCAAAAGGCTGCTGACTTCATTCTGAATGTGAAGTTCGGCGAAAAGGGTGAGGAGTAACATCAGGATCGGGGGCGATTAAGCCCCCATATTTCGGAGACTAGCAACAATGGAAACAGCAATAAACACAACACAAAAGATCGGCGTTCGTTCGGTGAAGGTTCATCGAGCTGAGGGGCCGTCGCATCTATGCAGGACTCACACGTTCAAAACACTAAGAGATGCCAATCTGTTTTTAATTCAAAGCGCATCAACGGTGACAGTTTATCCCGACTGCAAAGGGGGCTATGACAAGCACGATTTTTGGATCGAGTTTGAAGACGGCGAAACCTACCAGGGCCGCATTGATCTGCATCATCCTAGCTATGCACCAACAGAGCGAATCGGGAAGCATGTAAGGGACTTTGTGCGGTTTTATGGCGGTTTGTTAGGCCCCGACGAGTTGCCCCGTCACATTAAGCCCAGAGAATACATGCATTTCGTTGCTATGTCCGGGGCCGACCCTGTTGAGTATCGCGCATGGTTGGAAAAGTACGAGCTGAGCGACTAACCCCAGGATCGAAAGCAACTACAACCGACGGGTAGCCCCTGCGGGGGCTCCCTCTCGGGTGATGTATGCCCGCACCAGGAGACTAGCAACAAATGGAAAGTACACAGTTAGCGAAACAAATTATCGACTTGATCGGCGGCGATGAAATGCTGACCCGGTTACATGCAAAGCAGATTGAAACTGTACCGCTTGGGGTGCAGTTCGTGGTTCACAAAGACAACCCGGGGGACGTGACGATTAGGATCACTTTGTCGGCTGCTCGGTATGACGTTGATGTTAGTGGGTCGCTGCTACTCTTTGGAGAGCACAAGCTAACCGAGCTTCAGGACTGGCAGGTTAAGGAGTTGTTTAAAACGGTGGAGTGGTTCGCGAAGTGATCCTTGTAGGCCGTCTCTGGGGAGGCGGCACGCAAGCATCGCTGGTTTAGGGTGTGAAACTGACTAGAAACAAAGGTGAAAACCATGAAAAGAGCAATCGCGGTAGCATTAGTGATGAGTGTTTTGACTGGGTGCAGTGGCTTAGAGATCGGTGGCAAGGCGTGGATCGCTAGCATTGATGAGAAGAGCGAGTCATCAAGGACGTATCGGTCAAACGTGCCCCTTAAGTGCTACTTCACTGACTGTGGTACCTCAGGATCGGAAGCGACTGAGAGCACGCCGAAATAATTAAGCCTAAGACTAAGCAACAAAAGGAGAGTTATGTTCGAACAGATTAAAGCAAATATCTTTACGGTGCATGGGATCATTACGTCGCTTATACACCTCTTCCTGGTTGTGGGAGCGGTTACAGTTTGGATCGGCACGCAGGTGTACGTTCTAGGCAACGACCCTGTTGCACAGATGCAACAGCAAAGCGTAAAGAAGAAGCCCTAAAGTATGAGTCAGAAAACCCAGGGGGGTGGCGGCATGGCCGTTGCCCTCCTTTTTTTGGCCTACTCACTAACCCCAACCGAGGGATCGGTAGCGAGGTATCACGTGTCGAGGATGCTAGGCGCGAAGCCTGTACCAACGAGGCGGATTATCGAGCACGAGATCAATCGGGTGGCGGATGAGTTTGGAATCAAGCGCTCCTTGTTTCGGGCGCTCATCAGGGTGGAGAGCGGAGGGAATCCCAAAGCTTTAAGTCCGGTGGGTGCCCGGGGGATCGCTCAGGTCATGCCTTACAATCACAAGCGCTGCGGACTAGCGAGTGCAGAAACTTTGTGGGACGTGACGGCTAACCTTAGATGCGGAGCACAGATACTTAGAGAGGAGATCGATGAGCACAGAGACTTAAACAGGGCGTTGCAAGCGTACAACGGTGGGCCTAAGTGCATTAACAAGTGCAAGGAGTCTATTCAGTATGCGGCAAAGGTCCTAGCGATAACAAAAAGGGGATAGGCTTTTTAGGGCCTACCCCCACACCTGACTAGCAATCAAAGTGAGAAACCACGGGGGTTTCTAAGCCATAGTTTAGTATCTCCCGGCGGTAAGAGGCAAGAATTATGGCTAAGATATTACATCTTAAATCCACTCCTACCCGAGTGAATGTCGCGTTAGCAATTAACCGCTGGCTTGCATTGAGGCCCGCCAATACGAGGAACCAGTACCTACGACGCGCCAAGAGTTGGAGCATGTACCTCGGGGTGAGCTTGGATGATGACCGGGCCGGTGCAAGGTGGGTGAAGGCAAAGCATCAAGACGCTCTCGATTACTGTAACGAGATAGCCGCTAAGCGGGCTCAGGATAAGCGCCACGGGACTGTATCGAGCAGTACCATACGCCAGCACTGCATGGTTTTAAAATCAATCTATGACGAGCTAATCGCTCAAGGTATAGGAGAAACCAACCCATTCGTGCGCGTGGTGAAAGAGCTAAAACAGCAGGACGCAGGAGAGCGACGCCCGCATAGGCGCATACCCACAGAGACGGTAAAGCAGTTACTAACCTGGGGGCCTCGCACGAAGGAGGAGAAGCAGGACATGGCAATCATCGCGTTGTTCTTCGGTGCTGCGCTCAGGCGGTCGGAGGTCATCAACATTAGGATCAGCGACGTTCGCACAACGGATAAAGGGACCACCGTCATTCACCTCTTACAGACCAAAGCGCAGAAGGCGCAGTCGGTGTCTCTCCCAGGGTGGGCGGCAAAGCATGTGATGACCTGGCTTGAAGTTCGCAGGAAAGAAAAGTTGGGGACGGATTATTTACTTGTGCGGTACGATAACAAAGGGAACGCTCACCAGTTAAGCGACAGTGGTATCTACCGCTGGTTCAAAAGCATTTGCGCCAGGTTTGGGGTCGGCGACTGGACTCCGCACTGCGCCAGAGTGACAGCCATCACCCAACTACTAGACCAAGGTAAAGACCATCGCGCAGTACAGGAGTTGTCCCGTCACGCAAGCGTGCAGATGGTGGAGCGCTACGATAAGAAGCGCGTTGATGCTGACGAGTCCGCAAGCAAGGACTTGGAGTACGATTAGCTGTTAAAACGATTGTCGTTGTAAAAATAGTTGTTGCTGTACGTGTGCGAATCTGGTAGTTTCACATCGTTGTTGGCCGTTCCAATATCAACCGGACGGAAGCTCTTTTAGTTATCGTTCATTTTCTGCACGACTTGTAAAGTTATCGGGCAAAAAGTGACTGATAATTATAAGTTCTCCCGTCCCTGACTAGCAAACGGGGGGTTACGTGGGGAGAGCAGCACAACGGGACGAGGATCTTATCTCGGTTCCATTCCTTGATGAGCCCGGTTCAGTCTACATGACTGAGACTGAGTGGCATGTATTTAAACAAAAGCTTGGCGAGGCGTGCGCACTGTACTGGTGCGAGAAGGCTGAGGCTTATGCCGACGAGTGGCCGAGACGCTGGGCCAAGTACAAGAATCACTTTCGAACATTGACCAACTGGCACCAGATGAAGGTGGCTGACGGCTACGAGTGGTTTGAGCACCCGGCGCATGGGCCTGGGTATTACAAGACCTGGGTTATTGACCGGGCTATGAACGGGGGCCGTCAGTGAAACCCCTTAACGCTAACGAGCTATTGGACCTGGAGACTACGGACCCCTCTCCTATCTGGGGCCCAACCATCTGCTCGCACAATCTGGTCATGGTGTACGGCGGCACGGGTATCGGTAAGACCTACGTGTGCATGAAGCTGGCTCACACCATATCGGCTGGGGGTGTATGGCTACAGTGGGGCTGCATCAATCCTAAGCGAGTGCTCTACATCGACGGGGAGCTGGGGCTATCAGCTATCAAGCGCAGGTTTAAGGCGATACAGGCTGAGGCTGCTTACTTTCCCCGGGGGGATTACTTCCGAGTGCTGAGTAAGGATCACTGCGGGCCTAGACTCTGGAACATCTCGGACCCGGCGGACCAGAAGAAGTACAACGAGGCCATAGGAAACTCTGAGGTAGTTGTCTTCGATAATCTCTTGAGCTGTGTGTTTCCGATGCACAGTAGGGACGATGACGTTAAGCAGTGGGAGCGAATCCTTCCTTGGTTTCATGCGCTCAGAGACACGGGCCGCACCGTCATAGTGGTTCACCACACTGGCAAGTCGGGCGCTCAGCTAGGCACGAGCGTTAAGGAGAACTGGCTAGACACTAACATCGAGCTAAGACTTCCCCTCTCCTCCAGACCTGTTCGCGGCACTGAGTTTGAGTGGCGATTTAAAAAGACCCGGGACGTTAAGCGCAGCGACGCGCAGAACATGCTTGTCACCTATGCCGAGGACGAGGACGGGGTATCTCGGTGGATGTGGAGCCCATTAAACAACGCGCAGACAGATGTGGTTAGAGACTTAAAGGCTCAAGGTGCTACTCGCCGCGAGGTGGCAAAGCAAACGGGGCTTTCGTTTAAGGAAGTGAATGATGCTTGGGAGGTAAACGTATGAGGGAAATGTTTGTACTTGAGTGGAGCCCTAGTCAGCAGTGTTTCCATATTCAGTTGTTGGATGAGGCGCTCGAGAGTAACCGTCGCAGGTTTTCGGCTAAGCCGCAGGACATGTTTGATTGGATACCGATGTTCATCGGGACCTATCGCGAGTGCGAGATCGTCGCAACTACCAACCAGCACAAGCTTGATAAGAAAGAGCTAATGGAGAGCACGAGGTGGACACACTAAGGGCGCTGGAACATTTGAGCAACGTGCTTACCGTTGATGAGTGGCAACGGTTTAAGAGTACCGACGAGTACTTGTGGATGGTTGCGCGGACGGAGAGGTATCGGGGACCTGCGATGGAGGAGTTGGTGCGTAAGGGGACTAAGCGTAGGGAGGAAGCGTGGGCGATAGCGCTTGATATGGCGCGGTCCATTATTGAGCAGGACTTGAGAGAGGTATCGGCTGATGTTCCCGAGGAGGCTAGGCGTGCGGCTATCAAGGGCTTGGCTGAGAAGTTGTTAGTGGAGCAGGACATTGTACCCCCTACCTATACGGCGTGGTGTGACTGTGTTCAGTGTGGTCGGGTTCCTGTGCCCGAGGAGAGTGATGAGGTGATGGCTGCGTGCCCGTGGTGTAACAAATGATTTACAAAGACTTAAGTTTTACTGACTACACAAAGATGCGGGGGCTCAATCAATCCAAGCTTGGGTTGTTGAAGCGTTGCCCGCAGAAGTTTAAGCACTGTCTTAGTATCGAGCGAGACGATACGGACGCGCTAAGAATTGGCAGGGCTATACACACGGCAGTGTTTCAGCCAGACCTATTTAACGGGGAGTTCCTCTGCTTACCTGACATTGATAGGCGCACCACCAAGGGGCGTGAAGAGTATGCAACTATCGTTTGCGCTAACCCAGACAAGACTATTCTAAAGAAGGACGAGTTTAACAGGGCGCTTGAGATTGCAGCAGCGGTACGCAGTGACCGGCACGTGTTTAAGCTTATCGACGGAGCGCAGTGTGAGCTGTCGGTGCAGTGGACACACAAAGAAACGGACGTGCTTTGTAAGGCTAGGCTTGATTGCTACAACGAGGCGCTGGGAATAGTTGTTGACCTAAAGACTACCATTGACGCAAGCCCGAACGGATTCTCTCGCAAGCTGTACGCCTATGGGTACAACCGACAAGCGGCCTGGTACCTAGATTCGCTAATAGCACACAACGAACCGGCCTATCACTTTGTCTTCATCGCCGTGGAGAAGGAGCCCCCCTATTCTCTTGGGTTGTACCGGCTATCCGACGAGGCAATCAGATTATCCAGAGCAGAGAACGAAGCGTTACTCAGGAAGTACATGGAGTGTGAGCGCATTGATGTCTGGCCTGGGTATACAGATGGGGTTGAGGACATCTCGATTCCTAATTACGGGGTAACGGATATGGAGGAAAACTATGGAACAGAAGAATCCCTTTAGTAGAGCGCGTCGAGAGCGCAAGGTTATTGATGCTGGCATTTATCAAGCGTGTTTGGTTGGCGTTAAGGCCGTCCAGGTGACAGATAAAAAGACCAACGAGAAGAGAGATAAGGTTGTGCTCAGCTTTTATGTTGATGAGAAGGATGCGGAAGTGGCTGCGTTCTTTACTCCAAGCTGTGCTGATACTGCGTTCATCGTGAAGTTCTTAAAGACTGCGTGCGGTGATGCGTTCACCCCTGCGATTCAGAATGACCCTGACCTTATGTGGAAGTTTGTGAACGGGCTAGTCGGTCGAGACTTCTCGATTGTAGTTACCCAATCAAACGGGTGGAACAACATTCAGACAGCGATGATGGCTAAGCAGCAGCCCAAGAAGGTGGAGCCTGAGTCCCTGACTGAGGATGACCTATTCGAGTTCGCTGACTCGGTGAATATATGAAAACAAAAGAGGTTTACTACGAGCGCAAATTTAACCTCGGCAACTACGAGACTGAATCCATAGGGATACTTGTGGTCGTTGAAGAGGGAGAGAAGTTTGCTGATGTATTAAACACGGCGCGTAAGGCTGTACTGCAACAGGGGGTGATGCTTCCTAAGCCAAAGAGCGCGCCAGTAAGAGAGCTTCAAGCGGTGTTGGATAAGAAAACTAACGGTGACGTTGGGACTGTGTGAAGAAGGTACGCCGCTAACCTTTAAGCTGTAGACGCAGCGGGCGGCACTTAATGTAGTACCCCAAGAAAGACATTAGGGAGCGGGCCGTTCCCCTCAAGGGTTGATTAGTAAACCCAAGCGGCCTTTTAACTTGGAGGGAATAATGGACTGGCAATCAATGATAATTTTCTCGCTCACGCTATCAATCTGTTTTCATGGTGTCGGGCACGTCGCTGGGTATGTAGCGCACAAGCTTAAAGATAAAGCTTTGGACAGGATGATTAGAGAGATAAGCAACATGGATAAGATTGTAGATGAGTACGCAAAGGTAAGGCGGGTGAAGTGATGAGTGATCAGTACAGACGAATTGTATCGGCGATTGAGTACACACTGGACCAGATACGTAGCGGGCCTAAGACCAAAGAGATTGGCGAGGGTCCTACTGCGTACGAGCGTCGTGTGGAGCTTTGGTATACCTGCAAGTACAAGTTCGCTCTGTACGCGATCAAGTGTTTAAAGAGCATTGATAAAGAGAGGGCCGAGGTTTTTCTGTTAGACCTGCGGCAGTTGGGGGATGACGTATGAGTTTATTAATGGGGTACGTGCTGTTTCTTTCTGGCTTACTTGTTGGTGGATTCTTGGGAGGTGCGCGGTGAGCATACTTGTTGAGCAAATGATTAGGGTGAGCTTGCCTAAGTATACCGTCCGTGTATGGCGGCAGCAGACAGAGGAGTACGAGCACGCCACTCAAGGCATCAGCGATGTAGAGGCAGCGGCGCACAAGAATCAGGACTTACATCCGAAGGCTTTAGCGCTCTCTATCTTGTTGCTGCCTAACGTGAACGCAGTTGAGGTTCTCGATTGGGAGAAGGGTGGAATAGTTGTGTATAACGATTGGCCGTAGGTATGGATAAGCTAAAAGCGATTGAAGAGTTGGCAGAGAGGTGGATTAAGCAGAACAGTTTAACGGCGGGAGTTCTTGGCCCTCCTACTGGTGAGATTAAGGCGTTCATCGGTGGGTTTACCGAGGCTATGGAGCTGGCAAAAGATAGCTGGGACTCAGGCTATGAGGCTGGGAAGGCGTACGGAGAGACTATGGTGGAAGGGAAGAAGGTATGAGCATGACACCTGAAGAGATGGCGGAGGGGTACGCCGAAGCCTACATAGAAAGCGATAGCTATTTGTGTAGTAAGGCTTCCTTCCTCGCTGGCTACAAAGCCGGATATGGTAGAGGATTCTGCGAGGCAGGTAACGTTGAATGGAAACATGCTTTAGAGGAGGCTAAGAAGCAAAATGGAAACACTGAAAGCGATGGCAAGTAACGCAGCAGCGTTGTGGATTAAGACTTCTGAAACAGAAAACAGCCTAGCCGATGCTTGCGCTATGTACGGCTACGATTGTGGCTTTCAGGCTGGCTACAAAGCAGCACAGGAACAGTTTGCTGATGTCAGCAAGGTGATGCCGGACCATAATGCCGACGCCAGCAAAAAGGTCGATGAGGTTAGCGCCCTGCTGGATGAGAATGAGTTGGTGGATATGAAGCTAAAAAGGCAGTACGGCAAAGCATATCTCGATCTTGTTCTCTCTACGCCTGGCTGCAATCCCCTTACTAGCTTCGGTGTGCCTCCACGTAAGCATGATGTGAGTATCATTGGCGAATATGTTGAGCACCTAGAGGATGTAATTGCAGCGCGCAGTAGTTCAGGAATCCTTAACAACTGGATTAGCGTGAAGGACAGGTTGCCACCTAAAGGCGAATGGGTGCTGTCCTGGTATCTCTGGGGGCATGAGGTCAACAAGTTAAAATGGATCAGCCCAAATGGTCAGCTAGATTTTCACCGTGACTACTATGGTGAGAGCGAGAGTGAGGATGGTGGACCCACTCACTGGATGCCGCTACCTGAGCCGCCGAAGGAGGATAAGTGACCGAAGAGCACGACTGGATTAGCACTAAGCAAGGGTACCCGATTGAGGATGCGTGGATTCTAGTTTGGATTCCTGTATTCGAGCAGTTCAGGGCTGGTAGACGGAGGAAGGATTCGGAGGGGACCTGGTTTGAGTTTGATTATTTCTCAATAGGCATCGACCACGTTAGTCACTGGAAATACATAACGCCGCCGAAGGAGGAATCATGAGCCGCGAATGGCACGAGCATAAGTATTGCAGCGCAGAGAATTTGTGGTGCTGGATTGATGAAGAGATAAGCAAGATTGACCAGACGCTAGAGAGCTATAAGGACCAGTGTGGCGAGAGTTATAAGCTAGCGCTTATGAGTCGGCGCGAGATGATAGACAAGCTAGCTGATTGGTTGCATGAGGAGAGCGCTGCGCTCGGAGAGATTGCTCAGTTGTGGGGGTTGGGGGTGAAGGAGGAAGGATGAGTATGGTTAAGTTTTTCAAAGACGGCGATCGCATGGGCGTTGCGACTACATGTAAAAATGAGCACGTTTTCCTGGAGCGGGTTTCGGTTGCTCTTTCAGACATGATTGACCAGGGGCATCATGAGGGCGACTGGTACTTTCAGCTAGACAGATGGCTCCCCTGTGTCGTTGATATTTGTTATCAGATGCGGGACTGCGATTATGGGAAGCAGATGTATCAGGCTGGCGATGTGCCCCACTAGACCTAGCCATAACCGAGCGGAAGAACTAATGGTCAACAGTAGAGCCAAAGGCGCAGCCGGTGAACGCGAACTAGCCAACAGGCTAAAGGAGCTTGGCCTAACCGCAAGGCGTGGTCAGCAATTCTGTGGGGCTAACGGCGATAGCGATGTAGTGTGCGAGGAGTTGGCTGCTTACCACCTGGAGGTGAAGCGGGTACAGGCTCTAAACATTCACGACGCTATGAGTCAGGCAGTAAGGGATGGCAAGGACAAGACTCCGGTAGTTGTTCATAGAAAGAACAATAAGCCCTGGCTTGCCACCCTCTTTTTGGAGGACTTTATTAAGCTAGCTACTTCTTCAGCTTCGCAACCGCAGCATGACCAACCCCGGCCACGCCAAGCACTGCCGCAACCTGAATAAGTATCTCCTTAAACGGTGCCACCACTGGAATGAAGTCAGCAACACACGCGAGTATTGCAAACACTGATGCTACGGTCCTCTTGGTTCCCTTGCTCTCGAACATATTATCTCCTCTACTTAAACTCTCTGCGTAGCCACCCCGTCAGCGCCTCTATATCGGCCCCAGTTTGAACGCAGTCGCGCTTTCGTGGGTCGATGAATGTCTGACCATGGTGGCCGTTACAATTAAGCCCTACGCTCCACACAAAGCTCATATCGCAAGCCTTGGTATTACGTAGAAACTTAGGCACAGAGATTTCGTTAGCGTCGATTCCATCAAGGTCAGCTATACACGGGGAAGTAAGACCTGGATTTGGTCCGTGTCTCTCACAGACGACTCCCCGTATGCAGTTACCGCGAAGAGGATTATCAACGAGAGTACAGCTAGGGAGATAAGAAGCTGTGAGGCTATGAAGGATCTTTCTTGTGCGTCCATCAAAGTCTGATTCTAGGACAGGGCTAACGTAGCAAGTAAGCGCACCCCTACTCTTGGCTAACCGACTCCGTAACCTATCTAGAATCCTCACGTATTTACGTATAATAGCTGGCTTAGTTGCTTTTATGGCCCTCTGCGCCGAACCTATAGTCTCCCCAGCGAACACCTCATAGCGACCACACCGCTTGTTCCTAAGACATGGGCCATTAGCTATATGCACCCTCACCTCTTTGGGCCTCTCATCCTGCAAGAGCTTATCCACGCACGGGCACTGCTCCCCAAACGTCTGCTCCAACCAGCCAAAGCGAATAACAGGCAGCCCGTCAAAGGCTTGTATGGACTTCTCGCACGGCCACTTAGGGTGACACATCCCAAGGTATGACAAGGCTACGTTCTGAGCCCTAGCCGACGAGCAGGTAATGGTAAGCGCCAGACTCAATATGACGAAGTATCTTTTTGGCATAGTCAGGGTCCCCTCCACCGTTCCACCTTAGTAGCGCTTTCTCTGTGGTGTCGTGCTTGTGAAGAAGTGTTTGTAGAAACTCGCTGCCCCATTTGAGGTTTACCGCCGGGTCGCATAGCTCAGTAAGGAACTCACCCTGGAAGCCTCGCTCTCGAGCCACCTGCCCCATAATCTGCATAAGGCCAAAGGAGGTAGCCCTCATCTGAACCTCGGTCTGCCAGCTACACTGGCTGGGAACATGCCCGCCTATGGTCTTCTTGGTCTTACTCTCCAGGTAGCGCTTTAAGAAAGCTGGTTCGTATCTGACTGCGTACGGGTTGCCACTCGATTCCTGGTGGATGAGTGCCGCTAAGAGCTGCGGGTTTATTCCGGTCTGTAAGGCGGTATTGGTAATTATCTGAGCTAGCTTCATGGCGTATTGAAGATGTGAGGGAGGGCAGCTTTGAGGCCAGTGAACCAGAGTATGACGACGATCAGGGAGTAACAGAGAACCTTAATGACGGGGTGGATTATGGCTTTTTGCTGCTCTGTTATTTTCTCGACTACGCTTATTGGGATATATCCCTGTTCTCGTAAGGCTTTTAGCTCGCCTGTCACCCCGTCAAAACCGCTTCTTAAAACCGACTCCAGCGACTCAAACCGCTCTTCTTGTCTGTTGCTAAATACGTGAAAGTCTAAGTGACCGTTGCCGTTTACCTTGTGGTCCATCTACATCTGAGCCTGTCTAAATCTGGTAGTCTCTTACTCATTTTTGCTGGATTTAGAGGGGCATGTAAGTTACCCTGGGTATAGGACTAGCAACCTATAGGTGAGTTATGAAGAACTTGATATTCGCAGCAGTAATTGGGTTAACAGTGTCGGGACAGGCTTGGGGGCAGGATCGTTACGAGTCGTTCATGGACGCTATTGCGCGGGGCGAAGCACTAAACAGACTTGAGCAAAGAGAGCAGGCGCGCTACGAGCAGCGCCGCGAGGATCTGCGACGGGACATGGAGGATGTCATCCGCCAGGAGCGACAGAGAGAGGAAAATGAGAGATACCTCAACAGGCGCTACGGCCTCTCTGATGATGGGGGCGCATCGTATTACGACGATCTCAAGCGAAAGAGCCGAGACTACGACGACGAGTAGCCCTACTCCTCTATGCCCATTGGCTGACGCTTTTGTATCTTCCCATAGCGCTTGTAAGCATCTAGCAGGGCTGGCTTAGCCTTGTTGGGTGCATTGAACAGGGCGCTGAACTGGGGCACCATGTCCTTTTTTACGTTCTTCGTAATCTGCTGCGGGCTTAGGGCAAAAGCTCTTGCCATCTTCTCTTCTGGGTCGAGAGACTCAAGGCTAGCATTATACTCTCGGATTTCGTTCATGAGCTGACGCTGGCGCGCCTTGTCCTTGTTGATCAGGGCATCAGCAAAGAGCTTGTTCCAATCCTTTGGCTTGTCTTTAGCTGCGTTTAGTATCCTGAACTCTTCGGAGATAAGCTCGTTTTGCTTCTGCAATCTTGCTGGAGTTGCCCCAATCGCTAATGCGCGAGCTTCCCCGCTCGTTACTTCTGGGAGTATCGTTCGGCCTTGATAGTTTTGCAGCCCACCCCCTGATGCAGCCGATTGATTAAGCCCCCTGAGCGCCTTTAACGGGCCGCGAGTAAATCTAGGTCCGGCAATCTCAAACGCAGCTATCGGATTGTCCTGCTCCCTAAGAGCCTTGTATGCCTTGGGCAGTTGATTGCCAAGATAATCTGCCGTTGGACCAAGGAGCTTGATAAGCCCCTGCCCAGATAAGTCAGATTGCATAAACTCTCCCGGCCCAACAGCTCCGCTCACGCTTACACCGGCATCCATTGGCAAACCGTATAAGGCTCTATCTGCCCACTTCTCGTCTGTTACAAACTTTCTAAAAGCTTTAATCGGAGATAGCCCTAATGACTCTGCAGTTCTCTCTGCATCCCTTGCGAACGGGAGCGCCATAACGCCGCCCAACCCCATCATCGCAGCCAAGCTTAAGCCAACTACCGGCAAATCGTCCTTATTGAGATTGTCCCTGATAAAGCGCAGATAGTTAAGCTGAAACGGACGATACTGAGTAAGGATTCTCCCCGTGCCGTGAGATATTGCTGGGGGCCTGTTTGCCACGGTCTGGTCGAACTGAGTCGAGGTCACAAAGTCTTTGGCATAGTTGAACAGATCGTCCCCCTTCAAGCCACGGGCCATGCCCGCCTCCCTACCCGCTAGTAGCGCAACTGTCCTGTTGGCCTGCTCAGCAGTAGAAAACATAAACATAAGACTGTCGGCTGCAGTCATGTTGCTCTGAATCTTTTGGCGCTGATTATAAAGCTCTCTCAACCCCTCAGAGTCAAGGATGCCGGTCTTTGCTGCATTATCAAGAAACGAAAATAGCTCTGGGTTTTTAGACCGCAGAATCTTTCCTGCAAACTTGCCGTTTGTTCTATCTGCGAGATAGCTCATGGCCTGCAGGGTCACCTTGCTCAACACCTTGGGAGTTTCTTTCACCGCCCCAGGAGCACCGTAAGCCTTGATGAGTTCGCCCTCAAGTTTTGGAAGTGTCGTTGTAAGCGTTTGCGTCGTATTGATAAGTGCAGATGTCGGCACTCCCGCTAGCTTCATGAAGTTTTGAAACTTTAGCATCGCTTTGGCGATAGGCTTCTCTGGCTTTACTAGCTGCTCATTAGCATATCGTGTTGCGTACCCTCTAATTGCACTGCCTTCAGGGAGATTTGTAATGAGATCGTCAAGCACCGCCTTAGCGTGCTGCCTCCCATAGTACTTTGAGAATCCAACAGCATAATCAATCGTAGACTTTCGTATATCGGGATCGTATCCAGGGATCACCTGCGCCTCTATTAAGTGCCGAGTCCAACCCCTAATCGGTTTGTCGCCTGCAATCTCAGAGTACTTCTCTGGACGAAACTCTTTTAGCTGATCGGCTAGGTTCGCTGGTAGGTCTGGGAATCCATCCATATCAAGGACAGGATTGGCGAACACGTTGGCCTTTAATTTCCCCGCCGCTCGATAATCCTTCTTGGCCTGTTCAGCAATCTTACGCGCCTCATTCTTATCGCCAGCGTTTGTTCGGAATACGGTGTTGCCCTTCTCGTCCTGAATCTGCACGGTCCAGGCGTCCTCGTATCGTCTGGCAGGGAAATAGTTTGTATCGATCATCCCGTTGATATACTCATCAACGTCAGCGTCGTATTGCTTTTTAGCGTCTTCGCCCCTTACCTTGCGCCCTTGCAACTTCAAGACCTCGCGGAGTCGCTCAAGCCCGTAGTTCATCGCATCTTTGTGGCCCAACACAGCCTGAATATCTGCATCCGTAGCTCCAACAGCCCTCATATCAGCTTCAGTTAGTCTTGGGATCTGTCTTGCTTTGATTGCATCGAGCTGTCTATTTGCCTCTGAGGCCAACTCCTCTGCGTACTGCTTAACGCCTTCAACGTCGCCCGAGAGCTTAACCCTGCCGGACATAATATCCTCAGCCCTGCGTAGAGTATCCTTCAGCTTGCCGACAGCTTCTCCCCTCTCCCTCTGGAACTTCTTTGTTAGCTCCCTGGTTTGTCCAATGATGCCGTCTACAATTTGAGGGTTATCCGCTTTGAAGTAGGGGCGGAGCAGCTCCGTCATTTCAGACGCAACCATAGCCTGATTCTCGACTTCTGCCCGACCACCCTTGAAATACAAATCTTGCGCCTCTGGGAATTTTCGGGAGATGGTGCGAGGCATCGAGTTCCGTCTAACGGCAGCTAGCACGCTAGACACTACCGGGATATCCCTTCCCCTTACTTGGCCCTGAAACCAAGCTTGAGTCGGATCGAGCGGCGTAATGTTCAAATCATCTGCTTTCTTTGCAAGCCTTGCCCAGGCGCTTTCGTCAATCTCTACCGTGTTTGCTATGTCTGGACCATCATCCGGGTTCGCCCTGTTTTTCTCAACAGAAAGGACTGGCGCCGTGTCGATGTCTTTTACGGGAGTCGGGAAGCTTTCGCCTTCTACGTTTGGGGCTTTAATAACCTCTGATGTTTCTACCACTGGATTAGGGTCCGGCAGCACTACGGGCTCTGGGTCAACCAGGTCTGGGTACAGCCGCCCCATGCTATTCCTGATCTCATCAATCTGATTCTTTAGCGTCGCGATGGGATCGACCGGGGCTGGTTCTGGAATATTCGGAACCTCTGGCTGGGTCACTGCATCAACTGGCGATTGCGCGAGTCCCGGCTCCTCTGCGAGTAGCGTCTGTGTCGCATTCTCTGGCGTAATAGGCGCGGACTCACTCATCGCCTCTGGACGGTTCAGAAACCTAGACTCAAGCTCGCTTCTAATTGCAGATAGATCAGCCGACCTATCCCCACCGCGCAACCTTCTAGCTCCAGAAACTACAGCGGGCATAGCTGCTCCGGTTAGAGCGCTGGTAATGGCATTCTCTTTTAAGGGCTCTAGGAGGTCGTATGGGCGCACTTCCGATTGAGTCGCTATGGCATCTGAGTAAGCTTGAGAGAGTGTCGTGGGGATTGACGTAAGGGTGTTTACTAGCCCGCTAGTTGCTGCGCGTTGAAGGAGTGGCCCCGCTGCTTGCGCTGCTTGAAAAACAGGAATAGCCCCCAGGCCACCAGTTGCCCCTTGAAGCAGTGCAGAGCTTTCGGCATTGTCGAAGTCCGCCCCAAGATCCTGCGCTCGGTTAAATTGTTGTCCGGCAGACAACCCACCACCAACCCCTGCAGCAAACAAGGATGACGGGGAGAGCACCATGGGGATAGCCGTTGTAAGCCCTTCGGTAGCTGCGTTGAGGTAGTATTGAGGACTGCCGCTTTCTACCCTTGAAAGAATAGCATCGCGCTTGGCTTGTAGATCCCTCTCCTCATCAAGGATCGATTGGCCTAGACCTGTTCCCGTCCCGAGCTTTGTTTCGCCGTAATCAATTAGTCCGCCCACGCCCTGGGCTATGTTTCCAATGCCCTTTTGAATTGAGGTGCCAATACCAGAAAGCCAGCTTGGGGGATCCTCTGGAAGGACTTCGTAGCTGATCGGCTGGGGTTCCTCATCGTCGACAATTTCCCAAGTTGCCATTACGGGATGCGCTCCCCTTTGCGAATAACAATCATTTGACCCGTCTGTGGATCTCTAAGCTTCATATCGCGAGGGGCTACCTGGCCAGACTCCATAGTTGCAGATGCTCCACCCCCGGGTGCTACTGCTTGGCTTAGTCCCCTCTGCCTGTCTGAAAGATCATCAACCGCCTCTCGATTTAAAGAATCAGAAGATAGTCTGTCGATCAGATCCTCTAGTTCGGACCTCTTAGACTTAAATCCTTGTTGCGCTCTTGCGTTGAACTGTGACTCAGGGACCAGCTCCTCAATTCCATTTGGACCTATCATCTTATAAGCCTTCTCTTTCTTGGGCTCCCCACTTCCCTTAGTCTTTGGCCTTCTAATTTCGTCGTAGTCAGCTTTTGTCATCCATGGGAATAACTCTCTTGTCTTTTCGTAAGAGTAGTCATCCGCTAGCTTTGCTGCTGTAGTCAGCTCAGAGAATTTCTTGGCTGCTTGGCTTTCTTCTTGCTGTCGCAGCTTCTCTTCTATTTGCATCGCTATGTCAGGATTGCCAGTCTCAAGAGCCTTTCGCCTTTGAAGTTGGTACAAATCTCTTAGAGTCAGCGGAGTATCCATTGACCCGCCCAGTACATCCCCTATCGACTTCTCATACTCGTTGCGGCGTCGCTTGTCTTCTACTGCGATCTCATCAATGTCGTTACTCAGCTCTGTTCGCCTCAGATTGGCGGCTCTCTGATCCCTGTCCGTTAAGACATTAGCTACCTGCCCATACTCTCCACCAAACACCCAATCTGGCACTGCGCTTACCATCTGCCCATACATGCTATTTCGTGCTGCCATCGCTCTTACCTAAGAAAGCTAAGGATAGAATTGAAGAAGTCGTTGTTTCCGCCTCTATTGCCGTAGTCCATAAGGATCTTATAGAAGTCGGTCATGTTACTTTGCTGCGGGGGAGGAGGCGTTCCGCCACCACCACCAGATACTCGTGGAGCCTGTGCCATCGTGTTGCCAGTAATTGCTTGAATTAAAGCTTTGGTCAGATCCGTCTGAGCGCCAAGTCCACTTTGCGACAATCGAGCGATATCGTTCTGGGATTGATACCCAAGAATACTATTAAGGAAGTTAAGCGCTGCCTCCTGTCTGTTGTCTCCGCGAGTAGCCTCAAACTGAGAGATGTTAGTCTGCCTATCAAGGTCAGTGTTCCACTGATCCCTTAGCGTTTCCCTCTCAGACCTATCAAAGTTAGCGATAAACTCCATCGCCCGCTGCGATCTATCTCTGTTAGCTTCTGCGTATTGTCGTTGCTTCTCTGCCTCAGTAGCGTTTAGCTGTGCTAGAAAATCAGAGTTGCCTTGTATCTCAGCACCCGAGCCAGTAAGACCACGAGCGGACATAAGCTTCTCAAGGTCACCCAATCCCTTTTGCTTTTGAAACTGATACAGCGGGGAGCCCTCAAATGTCTTTGGCTCGTAAGCTTGCATAGTGCTCATACCCTGACCAAACGCTTCCATAAGCGCCTTAGTCATCGGGGACTGATAGCTTGCAAGCGCAGCTTGGTCTGGAAGATTAGGTGCCGGTGGCTCTGCTTCAGGGGTGTTGGTGGCCGGTGCTGTTGGGGGAGCCTCCTGCGCTGGACCTGCTTGCTGCGGATTGCCGAACTGATTATACCAATTCTGTAGTCTTTTAATCTCAGGGTCGTTTGGTTTGTTCTTCTGTAGCCACGCAATTCGGTTAGTCACTCGCTGAGCATTGTTATAGGTGCCCTGATTAACCGGACTGCCGTACTTAGTAAGCCAACCCCTAAGCTGTGCGATCTCTGGATCGTTTGGTCTAATCTTAGAGAGGTAGTCGATTCGGTTCTGCACCTTTACGGGATCGTTGTACGTTCCCATGTTGATGCCACCAGTCTGAGTGTTCTGGTTTGTGTTAGTAGTCTGAGTGTTTTGATTCGTATTTGTAGTCTGAGTGTTGGTTCGGTTGGGGGGTGGCTTGGGAGCTTGAGGGACCCCGGTCCTTGATTGAACAAGTTGTCCACCGGACGATCTATATACCCCAGGGGATACACGAGTCAGTTTGTTTACGGTCGTTGCCATAGCCTAGCGCGTCCTTGGTATCTTATTGCCATAATTCTGCCTCTTCGCATCGTTTGATGTCAGAGCTTTGGTGGTCTGGCCCCTATCGTTTACGTACACCCCTGGGCTTAGCCTTCCGACCTGCCCTTTGCCGACCTTTGGAACAACTGACTGTGCTTGTTGCGTTGGAGTGTCTTTGTAGGTAAGCGTGCTTACATCCTCTGGGAGCCCAACCTTATTCCAATCCACGTTGATAGTACCGTGACGCTCGCGCACAGCCCCAGCATCGAGAGCCTTCTGCCCAATAGCCTTTCTCTGACTGTCGCTAAACTTGTTCCACCAGTCGTCACCGAACCGATCCATGAAGGCTGCATAGCCCATGATGTCTTGCGGTTTGAGGTCAGCCTCGTTCCTAGACTGAGCGAAGGCCACGTTCCCGTACTCCCCGCGATCTATCTTTGCCTGTTCCTCTGCTATGAGTTCTTCCTTAGAGCGCCCCTTCTCGAGCCTGGTTGCGTCAATAAGATTCTGCGGTACGTTGATTCCCTTCTTCTGTAGCCCAAGAAGCCTTCGATGCTCCTTGAGGTACATGTCCTTATCGCCAAATGCTGCGCCTAGAAAGCCAGAAGGGATTAGATAATTGCGTGGGTCTTTGGCCGCCTTTCTTAGCGCCTCTCCGGTTCCCATCGTCTTAGTCTTTTTGGACATGCGATTGTAGTTCACACCGGCAGCTATAGCGCCTATCATGCCCAGGGTTGTTGGGTCTAAGGAAAATGCAAACTCGCCCCCGGCACCAGCTCCAGTAGCAGCGCCAGTTCCAGCCCCAGCACCACTCGCCGCCCCAGCTCCCGCACCCGCGCCACTTGCCCCACCAGCGGCAGCACCGCCAGCAGAACCACCGCCAAGAGATTGAATCAAACGGGAGACACTCCCGAGGACGCTACTACCACCCTGCGGTTTTGGCTGATTACCATTTGCCTCTAGATCCCGAAGCCTCAATGCAACGTAGAGCTGTTGTAGTTCTGCGGGGGTAAGATTCTTCAGTGCCTCTGGGTCCATTACTTCCTCTTAAGCGGGTCTTCTGGCATTAGGAACGAAACTGGAGCGCTCTCTGGCACCGTCACCTTGTATGCAGCCTGTGGAATATTCATCTGACTAGCGGGCTTTGGCTGAGAGCCAAGAAACTCCATAGCCTTTGGCGTTAGGTACTGATTAAGGAGTGCTGTGGTATCTAGAAACTGAGAATAGTTCTGAGACATCTTTGGAGTAAGGTCGCGTGCTGCATCGGCATACGGCTGATACTGAGCTATGAGAGCCTTGAGCATCTTGCTCTGCTGCTTAAATGCCTTGTTAGCCGCCTTTCTTCTAGCTGCGTCGTTAGCCCTAGCAGCACCAGCAGCAGCCCCTCTCTGAGCGTTCTGATACTCCCAAAGCCTTCTCTGGTAATCGTTGTCAGCACCCTCTTGTTGGCGGAGCATATCAAGGATATCACCCCTGGTGCCCTGCCTTGAGTTGTTCATGTCGAAGGTGTTGTAGACCTGCCGACCAAAGTTAAGAATGTCCTTGGCATCGTTCCAAGAGAAGTCAGTTCCGCCAGATCCCTGAGATTCTACTAAAGACGATGAGCCGCCAAGCCAGCCCCCTATATCACTAAGCCAGCTCATCTTCCTCCTCTTCTACCTTCTTCTTCTTAGGGATTTTCAACCCGTCGGGCTTCCCCTTACCAATGGAGATAATCGTCATAGCCTTCTTCTTAGGCTCATCCTCGCCCTCAGCTTTCTCCTCTGGCATATCGCCAAAAAGCTTGTTGAGAGCCTCCATCAAATCCTGCAAAGCTTCCGTATTCATCATACCTCTAATCGTAAAGTCTCTTGGTCCTACACGTAAGTTATGCGCTTAAAGCAGCCGCCAGCTTAGCTGCGTCTACGGCCTCCTGTACCTTAGCCTGAGTTGACGGGGTTGCAGGGATATTGTCCGTCTTGGCCTTAATCTGCCCTACCTGGGTTAGCTCTGGGGTAAGCTCGGTCCTTACTGCCTCTGCTAAGTCCTCTGGGGAGGTGCCGCTAGTGGTAACTACCGTTGAGTTGGCCGACTGAATTAAGAGGGCTTGGACTCCGGCTGAGTAGGCGATGGGGTCGCCTCCTGGGCCACCGATAAGGTTTCCTCCGGCGATGCGGGCAACGTAGTTTCCTGCTGGAAATTTAAGTTGCCACGCCCCCAGTAATTCGACGGTGATACCGACTTGGACGCCTGGACCAAGCTGGTCGAGTCCTGCTCCTTTTCCGATTCTGGCATAGATAATTCCCTCTTCTGACCATTGGGCCAGCTTAATGGCATCATAAAGTACGTTGCAGTCGACATCTACGACTCCAGAATCAACCTCAATAAGATTGGTTTGGAAGTTGAAGGTGAACGGTGCAACGTAGTAACTCATTATACATCACTGTTTCTTGAAGCGTTTACAGAAGCTCCGGCATTTGTCACTGAAATAGTAGTTGTAAACGGAATGATCGGAGCAACTCCAGAACCGTTACGAACATCTACTCTACAGTTAAAGTTGCTGGCGTATGTAAACGAAGAACTCTCGCTTGTCGTTGTAGTCGCTTTGTCGATATACGGTACAAACACATCATCGGCCGTTACGATATTCTCACTCAATGCCGGAGAAAGCGTGTTAAACGTCTTTGTTCCCGCTGTATACGAAGCATAAGTATAGCGCTTGTTTTTTATGCGGATAACTCCACTGGCTGGTGTATCTGCTTTTATCGACTCTACAATAGTTAGTGACGTAGCTCCAGAGCTTGCGGCTACTGGCGTGTACTCATTCTTTAGAATGTTGCCACTACCATCATCGCGAGCAACAAGAACACGGTCGCCGCTGACGAGGTTTCCGACTGTAATCGTTGCAAATGTAGGCGGTACTTGAGTTGTGCCGTCGTGAGCAATTAGCTGGTAGCGAGTCGATTCCGCTGGCAGTACGCCGCTAAGATACCAGCCTTGAGCAACGAAGAATGTACCTCCGGCAAATGTTCCAAAAGGCGCTGAAGGCACCTCTGTATATGCTGAGTTAAGGACTCGATACCGCCATCCTGGGATGCTGTTAAGAGTAGCAGAGCTGGTTTCCCTGGTCAGATATTGGAGGTACTGGTAAGCCTCTTGAAGCGTACAACCGCTAGACAGTGCTATCGTTCCTTTGTAAAGTTTAGAACCGTTTCCGTTTCCAAGGTCTTGAGTAGTATCACCAAAAGTGACTGTTACTTTACTTGACAATAATGCTGCCTGCCCCTCTGTCAGGGTAATCGCAGAATCAACGGCAGTTGAAAGAGCTGCTGAAGTCTCGCCGCCCGCTGCCAAGTTTACATCAAAGTGCGAATAGGTTTGCGCCCATTTGCGCGAAAAAGCCGTTACGTCTCCTGCTGCAATTAAAGTACCGCCAGTCTTAACTTTTACCAGAATCTGAACGTGACCATCTGCCCAGAACTTCGTGATCTTGCTGCCATTCTGAACAACATAAACTGGAGATGCTGCGACGATACCTCCGATAGTTTTTAATCCAGAATATTGAACGTTAGCGCTATCCTGCTTAATTGAACCGAAGTTGATATATTGAGCGGCATCATCGTCAATGTTAAATGCGACTGCGCCAGAGGTCAGAAGGTTAAGACGAGAAGCTACCGCCGCATCGCGAGGACCGTCTAGCCTGGACGGGTTGGGCGCAAGGATGTCGAGTAGGTCATTACCGCTCGCAGCCGCATCGTCTGCAAGGTCTTGCAACCAAGAGTGCAGGGCGAGAACTGAGTATATAGTTGTACCGGAAACATGTCGTATGTCTCCTGTTGCGCTAATACTAAAATCATCTACTATTGCCATAAATCCTCTCTATGTATCCAAAATTTGATTAGCCGTTTGATTGTTATTTGAGTTACTCAAAGTCGTAGTCGTGCGCCATTCTTGATAGAAGGGAGCTGCGGTTGCTTTTCTAACAACAATTTCTACAGGGATGTCAGAAGTATGAGTGTAGCTGTAGGTGAAGGTTCCTGTCGTAACGGCTACATTAGAAATAACTGCCTGTGTATCAGTTCTTCTTAATAGCAACCTAGAGTTTGTTATAATGTTAGAGACTGTAAGAGTGTATGAAGCCGCAGGGCTATAGTATGTTCCATCATCGGCTTGCATACGAGCAAAGCCTGGGACTTCATTACCAGAGCCATCAACAATTCTAACGCCTTTGAGAGTTGCTCCTGCTGAACCAAACAGCTGTCCTCGTGCGGTCTCGAAGTTAGTTCCAACGGCAATTACCATCGCTGGCCACGCCATGTTATGAAATCCACCACCTAGTGAATAAGAGTCTTGGGCGGTCTGCCAGGAAAGGAATTGGGCAATAGATGCCGCTGATATTGCACCCGTAACTGTTACAGTGATACTCCAAGTTTTACTGTTCCAAGTGACAGGGCTTGCGCCATGGTTTGTAACTGTAATGGCTAAAGCTCCAGGGTTCGTGTCTGCAATAGCGTTGTCAACTTGATTAAGAGGAAAGCTTCCACCGCTTTCGGTAAGCGTAAATGGCGTTTCAACTTGGTCCCAGCCAGGTTTGCGAACTCTTAGTGTAACTGTAGTATCGGCATACCACGCAGGATAAAGTCTAGGGAGGGTAGCTGGTTCAATATCAAGTAAGCGACCATCGCTGTTTCTAAAAATAGCGGCCATTGAGCCCGACTGAATGTTGCTCAACGATACTTGCGGGTCGTTGTACGGATACGGGTTATCAATAATTGTTTGTTGAGTGGTGTTACCAAAAATACTAACCGCTCTTAACAAGTTGCTGGCATTAGCTGTCCCGCATACAGCTCGCAATCGCCATCTGAACCCAATGCTTGGAGAGATTCCAGTTTCAGCCGAAAGGTTTGCTGCTGTTAGAGCTTTAAATGTACCGCTGAATCCAGAGCCCTTATCAAGATCATAACTCAGTGTAAAGTTTCCAGTGTTGGTTCCGTCCAGTACCGGTGCTGTGTTTTGTAAAGTATTAACGCCAAGAATATACCAGCCCCAAGTCCATGTTACTTGGTCGCCTACGTTACGCAGGGCAAGCCCATTGTTTGCATCTCTGATAATTGTACCAGCATCTTCGGTGTAAGCATTAACTGAAAAATCGCTGGTTGTTTTAAGCGAGCCAGTCATCACCGTAAGCATTATTTCAGTTGCAGAAACTTCTTGCTCTACGAAATGCACACCACGAGCAACAAAAACACTTTGTGTGCGACCGTTAGAAAAAGAGGCGGAATATGTTTTTTGCCCACCACCGATAGTGCGTCTTGCTCTTCCATTATCGGTAACTGCATTTGCGTAAACGCCTTGTGAGTAGCTCCAACCCGAATCTGCAATAGCTACATCTTCATTAGAAGCGCTCTGCCCGATGACGCTGTAATCGTAACCGCTATTGCCACGGAAAAACACGCGGGAGACGCGCACATTCCGCGAGGTACCGAGGTTCAGGAACTCACGACCGCCGACGTTCAGCGGCGCGCTTCGCGTTGCCACGTTGCGGATGCGGATATTGCGCGAATTCTCCACCGTCACGAACTGGGTGTTCGGCGGAAGGGCCAAACCACCGAACATCGAAAAGCCATCGACCAGCAGACCGTTCATGTTGTTGGCACGGATAAACTGGAGTGACGATCCAGCGAAACCGGCCAACAAGGATGCAAACTGGCAGTTTCGCATCGTGATATTTAGCCCACCACTAAGGGACAGCGCCCACAGATGCGGCCCAACGAAAGCGCAGTTGTCCAGCAGCACGTTCGACGAGTTGACCACATCCCATCCGCTCGATCCGGCGGTGCGGTTGAACAATTCGCAGCGCGTGAAAATGGCATTGTTCAGCGCCGTGAACTGCGCTGGGAACGTGGCGCTGTCGTAGCCGATGATGCGGAACACCGACACATCGGTGAAGTTCACATTCTCCGAGAACGCAAAGCCGACATTGGCGCGTGACGGGGCGAGGATGCTTGCCGAGCAGACATTGTCGAACACGATGTTCGTGTGGTAGGTCGAGTTCGTTTGCGACGAGCCGTACCAACACCCGTCCATCCCAGCACTATTTCGGACTCGAAATAATGTGGTCGATTGCCCCGTTATATTTGCGGTGCTTGATAAATAATTAATGTCTAGCAAACCAGGATTTCCTAAGAATCTATAGCGAGAAGTTGGGATTGTGACATTGACTGCATTAAGCGAATAGCCGTTAGAGCCAGTAATTGTAGTAGATGCAGCCGTCATTGACGCTGAAAGAGTATATGTGCCTGTGCCGCCAGTTCCCGTTCCGAAAGCTGTTATAACTGTATTGTTGCTAATGCTAGTTCCAGTTATTACTGTTCCAATAGTAAGTACACCCGATGTTACTGCTGTAACGGTTAGAGTGTTCCCAGATACCGAACCAGTTACTACCGCTGTAGTCGGTCCAGAGAAAGTAAAGCTAGTTCCAGCACCTACAGTCTGAGAAGTTGAAACGATATAAGTACCAGTTCCCCCCACACCGCCGGTCGCAGTAATCTGTGTTGGTGTGCTAACCGTCGATGATGCTGAAAGATTATAGGTTCCAGTACCTCCAGTTCCAGTTCCAAAGGATGTAATCGTCGTTCCAGACGTTACGCCAGTACCAGACAATACTTGTCCAATAGCAACAGTATTAGAAACGGTTGCAGTTACGGTTAGTGTTGTTCCAGAAATTGTTCCAACGAAAGTACCACTTGGTACCAATGAAGAAACTGTTGTTCCTGCCGTAACTCCAGTTCCAGTAACTAGAACCCCTGGCACAATCGTACCAGTTGACGAAGTAGTGATATTCATCACTGTTCCAGAAATCGAGCCAGTAGCTAACCCGTTTGAACTAGCTGATGATTGATGAATGTTTGGAACCCTAATCTTTGCGCCGTTAGGTGGAATGCGACCAAAAGCTCCTACAGCATATATTGTGGTAGACGATGCCGATGAAGAGGTTGATAAATTGTAAGTACCAGTACCGCCCGTACCAGTTCCAAAACTTGTAATTGTTGTACCCGCTGTGACATTTGTTCCCGATAGCACACTACCCACAGTTAGATAGCCAGCGGCGACTGCTGTAACAGTAAGAACAGTACCAGAAATTGAGCCAGTTATTGTGCTTGTGCTAGTACCACCACCAAATCTAATTAACCCTGTCGGACTTGATGAAATAAATCTAGCGCGACCATCGGTTGCAATATTTGTGGGGCTAAAGTCCTGAACGGAACAAGCTCCCCACCATTGATAAACACCAGACCCCGATGCCGTTTCAACTTGTACTCCAGGGCAATAATCAGAAACATAATACTGAAAAGTTTGAGAAGCCGTTCCGTTTGACGTACCAAGATCAAACCAATCACCATTAACTACAATGCGACCAAGCCCCGTTGCTTGAGTTCTTCCGTTTGCGCCAGTTGATTCTCGTCCAACAAAATGTAGCCAACCTCTTTGACCTGCACCAGAAAGCGTGGCTGTTGCTCCTCCTGTGAAAGTAAGAACATCGGCATTTGCAAGAGTCGCACTTCTTCTTCTGAGTTTAATAAAGCCGCTTGCTGGCATAGCAGTTCCAGCCGCTAAAGGAGCCACCCCAAGTGCGGTAAATATCCCTAGAAACTCTCCGACGCTGCTTCCACCTCTTGTAACATCTGGAGTCCCTTGCGTTCCTAAACTTGGAACATTTCCTGAAGATGCGGAGAACGGAACCCACCAAACTTCAGTGCCGTCTATTTTAAATTCACCGTCATTTATATCTACGTCACTAACAACGGCAGCATTTTGTCCCCAACGAACATCAGAGTTAATTGTAAGAACTGCACCGCTGTTGATGGTTATATTGTCGCCATTTAGCAGTGCAAGATTCCCCGAATCGTCAAAGTTGCTACTTGTGCTGACGGTGATATTAGCCATGCTATAATCCCACCACCACTACGCTATTGCCCGATGATGCAAAGGGAACGCCAGTTTTATTGACTACTGAAAAGCTATTCACAAAGCTCTCTGGGATATCATTAAACTCTAACCTTTTCTCGCTAGTCGCCGTTGAGACACTAAGAGTATATGCAGTTAGCCCACTTACTATTTCTACACTAGGAGTGCCTGTTGGTGTAATCTCACCAAGGATGACTACGACACGAACAAAGCGAGATGTTCCGACGTTGGGATAGGCAAAAGTTGCGGACGTAGCGCCATTAGCCAGACTATCAAGAGCCGTTCCGTCGAGGAGGTAGGTTTCAAAGTCTGTTAGGTTGTCGATTACCTCAAGAGAGGTTTGCACCTTAGCAAGGGTAGACGCTCCAATATTTGACACTGATAGCAGGGAGCTTTTTCCTGAAGCGGAGAGGTAGTCCAAAAGATTACTAGGGATGGGGTATGACGAATCGGCACCAGTAGAACCGGAGGGGGCTGGGTATATATCGTATATTCCTGCTGTCGGCATATCACAACGTCGTCTGAACTATCTCGGCTAATGTTCCATCTCCGTTATAGGAGAATGTCTTTCTTATTATCGAAGTCCCCCTGTGATAATCGACCTGAGTGAGCACCCCGCTTGTGTAGGTCAACACCTTGTAGTTGCCGCTGTCGTAATCAATCCTGGTTACAAGCCCAGAAGTGTAGGTAAACGCCGGACCGGGTTCCTCTTCTTGAGGAGGCCCCGCTGGAATGACAAAATCAAGTACGACATTACCGCTAGTACCGCTATTGGTTACGGTCGGAGGATTGCCCCACGCCGTCGATATCGTAGTACCCACTGCAACCGTTGCTGGCCCCTGTGGACCCTGTGGACCTGTCGGACCTGTCGGACCTGCTGGCCCTTGTGGACCGGCTGGACCCTGAATACCCTGCGCCCCAGTTGGACGGTTAGCGTCATAGAAGACCTGCTCCTTCCACTTCCTATCCCGAAGGCCGTCTGTAGACTCCCTCGGTGGACGCTTAACGCTCATCGCAAGACCTCCACGTCCTCTTCGGCGTTAGAAAAGACAATGTTCACAGCATCAGTGGCAGTAAACTCGTACTGCTTAGTGCGGTATTGGTTGCGTCTTATGTCGGTAACAATGAAGTCGTACTCGCCTATAGCCCCTAAGCTAAATTCCTTGACGTTCGACCAGGTGCGGTTATCAATCTTGTACCGAAGCATAAGCCGTGGAACCCTGTCCGATAGCCCCTGCCCGCGCTTAGCCCTAAAGCGTACCTCGTTACACTGCTTAACCTTGGATGTTCCGTTATCAATATGACCAGTCAGCCTTGCAAGCCGGATAACATCACCGTCATCGTCTGCGTATCCCCTGCCTAGCTCTGCAACCTTTAATACATCCCGTCGGCCAATAAGGTGTAGCCCCCATCTTTCGGCATAGCAGTAAGCACTACCTGCCCAACGCTCATATGCAGCGTCCGATAGATTCCACTTACCCCACTCTCCCCAGTCATCAACCGTCTGGTTGTACACGAGCGTCCTGCCATCAAACGGGAAGGAGAAGACAAAGAACACGTAGCCATCAATCTGAATCTTTTGCGCGATAGCATCGGATACTTTGCTCAAGCCCTGAAGCTCTCTATCAAACTTAGTGCTTAAACGCTCAACGCTTTTGCCAGTAAACCTAACGAGCCTACGGTTCTCGTCTAGCCAGTAGAGACTGTTTTCGTCTTCGATAACGGCACTAGGCGCAGAACACCCAGACTGAATGAATCCACCAGGGACGCGAGCAAACGGAGTCGTTCCATCGTTCTCCCATATCTCAATGCTTCGCTGACCAAAGAGGTAAATCTCTCGATTGTACACCTTAATCGCGTTCAGAAGGTCAGGACTTCCTGCTGCCGTAGCAAAACTAAGAGCGTTCCAACTCGTACCCGCATTTACATCAGACCAATAAAACTTATTCGAGCTATCAATCGCCAGGATGTAGCCATCAACAAACGCAATCTGACTTGCTGTAGTCGGAGCATCGGGGTCAGCTATGTAGGCAGGGGTACCACTAACAGGCGTATAAACAATCTTGCCCCCGTTGCAGCAATAAAAGTTAGTGCCGTCCACCGTCATCGAGACAGGAGTACCCTGATTCAGTAATGGCGTTGAGGTTAGCTTGGTGACTACTGGCGTATTGGAAACATAAGTAAGCTGGTAAATATCACCGCCGCCTACCATCATCACCACATCCTTCTCCGCCCAGT